GTGGGGTCGCCAGGTCACCGCGCCCTATGCGGTCACGGCCGCCGGCGTTCCGACCCTGGTGGCGCTCAGCAATCGCGTCCCAAAATCCAGCGGCCTGATCAAGATCGGAGGCGTTCAGGTGGGTCGGATCACGACAGGCTCCATGAAGGTCACCAACACGCTGACCCCGGATCGCTACGCCGGCGACATGCTGGAGTCCGACGTCTTCCTCGAAAAGACCGATCTCGCCTTCGATCTCACGGCCCGGTACGTCGATGACACCCTGCGCGCCTACGGCAACTACGGCGCCAACGGCTTCCTGCCCGATCCCGTGACGATCGAGCTGGACTATACCTTGAGCCCCTATCTGTCCCTGAAGCTGACGGCGGCGGCCGTGCGGTTTGAGCCTGTATCCGTGCCGACCGAGAACGGCGGACTGATGACGCAAAAGCTCACGGGCCGCGGCGAAGTCGGGGCGGGTGCGGCCATGCTGACCGCCGTCTTGACCAATCTTTCGACGGAGTACTGACATGGAAAAAGTCGTCGTCGATTTCCACGCGACCCGGGCGCGGGTCGGACAGGCCGAATGGCATGATCTGCCCTTCGGTATTGCGATGAAGCTGCGCGTCCTGGTGGGCATGACGGCCGCCGCGATCGAGGGCCAGATTGCGGCGGACCTTTACGCCTTCCACCAGGGCGAGGACGTTCTGGCCGAATACGGCTATGACCCCGCCGACGTCGGCCTGCTGGCCGATCCCGCCATCGCCAAAGGCTGGGCGCGGATGCACACCGCCTGCGTCCGCGGAACCGCGCTGATCGAAGATTGGAACCTCGTCACCCCGCAAGGCGACCCCGTCGAGATCACGCCAGCCAACATTCAGCAGCTCTTCAACCTTGGACCCTTTCCTGGCTCGGGCGCCGTGCTGTTGTCGGCGTTCAACCGGATCGTCGATGCGCCGGCGCAGCGGATCGCCGCCGAAAAAAAAGGGTCTCCGCCGTCGCAGAATGGCGGTTCGGCGGCGGGGGCGAGCACTGCGCCGCCTGTAGATCCTGCGGAGACGCTTGCGCCGATGGCGGACGGGTCAACGGAGACCTCTGCCCCGAAGTCGAAAACGCCCCCCACACCCCCGAAGGCATAGCCGCCCTTCGGGCCTGCGAACGCCCGGGTGTTCTGCGCCGCGCCGGCATGGCCGGAACCATCGTCGGGATCGACCTGGTCGAAGCCATGACGACCGCGCGCCTCCTCGGCGCAACCGATGACGCTGCCCTAGTCGAGTATCTGACCGCCATCGAAACCGCCGCCGTAATCAAGTCCCTGGAACGGGCCAAGCCCGGCGGCCACAGTTAGGGAGACACGTCATGGCTGGGACCATCGTCTGGCGCGTCGGCATCGAGGGCGGCGACCAAGCTAAGGCCGACCTCCGCTCGCTCGGCGACGCCGGCGCGCAAGGGGCCAAGGCGACCGCCGACGCGTGGGTCCAAGCCGGGACCGTGACGGACGCACAGCTCGCCAAGCTGCAGCGCCAGAACGCGACATTCCAGGCTGATGTTCAACGCCAGCAATCACAGCAACGCTATAACGACGTGCTTGGCGTCAACCGACCCGCGCCTTCGGCGCAGGCTTCGGCTTCGGTTTTTCAAGACGCCAGCGCCGAGCAGGGCCGTCAGCTCGCCGCCGCGCGCCAACAGCAGGAAGCGTCGCTCGCTCAAGCCGCCCAGGCGGCCCAGGCGCGCGTCAATAGCACCTTTGGCATCGGCGAAAACGCCGGCTCGGCCGCCGCCTCGGCCGCGGTTTTCGCCGAGCAACTGGCGCAAATGGAGCAGCTCGAAGCGCGCGCCAAGTCGCTCAAGTCGTCGATCGATCCCTTGTTCGCCGCGCAGCAGAAGTACAGCGGCGCCGTCGGTGAGGCGGACACCCTGCTCAAGGCCGGCGTGATCACCGAGACTGAACACGTCGCCGCGACGAGCGCCGCGAAGAAAGCGTTGGAAGAAGCTGAAAAAGCCGCGGCTGCGGCGGGCGGCGCGTTCGCGTTCAACGGCGCCCAGATGATGGAGATGAGCCACAGCGCGCGCGCCGTGGTCGATGCGGTCATAGCCGGCCGAAACCCCATGCAAGCCTTGGCGATGGAGGGCGGTCGCGTCGCCCAAGTCATGGGCGAAGGGTCCGGCGGCGTAGCGGGAAGCCTTACTGCACTTGGGCGAATCCTTCTGGGCCCAGTGGGGGCCTTTGGGGCATTGACGGCCGCGATCGTGGTCGCCGTTGCCGCTGAGCAGTCCTATGCGGCGAGCCAGCAAGGCCTTGAGCGCGCCTTGATCGGCGCAGGGAGAGAAACCGGCGCAACCGTCACTCAACTCGACGCTCTAGCTGAAGCGGGCGCTCACGCGGGAAATGTATCGGTGGCATCTGCCACAGAAATGGAGGAAGCCTTCCTTCATACGGGCAAGATCGGCACGCAGAACTTTGCCGCGCTTATCGCGGGTCAGCGCGATTTCGCGGCTGCAATGGGCGTCAACTCAAAGCAAGCGACAGAAATCCTTGCAAAATCGCTTGAAAGTCCGACGCGTGGCGCGGTGCAGCTTAACGAGCAGCTGCACTTCCTTAGCGATGCGCAGCTAGAAGAAATCCGTAACCTTGAGGCATCGGGACAGCGCACTGAGGCTCAGACGCTTCTAACCAATGAGCTAACAGGGGCGACAAAAGGCGCAGCTGATCATCTAAATGCTTTGGGTGAAGCGCTCCATTTTGTTGCAGTTCAATTCTCTAACGCGTGGACGGAGTCCGGCAAGTTTCTCTACAACCTAACCCACATGCCGAACACGGCACATATCGTGCAGCTGCAAACTGAAATTGGCGATATCAACTCCGGTAAACCTGGCAATCTAGGAACGGCTGCTCTGCCTAAGCTGCAGACCGAATTGGAGGCTGCGATCAAGACGGCGCAGGCCGGAGATAACACGGCCTCCAATGAACCTTCAACCCGAGCAGGCGACGTCTTGCGCCAAAATGATCCCTACCTCCGCCGTAAGTCGGACATGCAAGACCAGCTCAAAACGCTGCAGACTGAAGCGGACAATGGCTTCAAGGGGCTATCCGATGATTACGTGAAAGAGGCTAAGCGCGAACTCGCAGCGCTGCCGCGCGCGATCGCTACACAGCCCGCAAATGCGGAAGAGGTGGCCGTCGAGCAGGCTGATATTCGTGCAAGATTGGCTAAAAGGCCCGGTTCGGCTGAGCGGGGGCAGTTGCAGGAACGGCAGGCGCAGCTACAGGTCGCCGGACAGCTCTACACGCCAGGTGGCGCTAGTGCGATCGTCGCGTCCGGGCTGCTGCAGGGTGAGAACCGTGGCGCTCGCGTCGACAACGCTGCGGCGAGAAAAGCCGAGGCGGAGGCTGAAAAACAGCGCGAAGCCGCCAAGGCGTCGGCGGACGCGGTGTCCAAGGCGCTGGAGGCGACAGACAAGGCTCAGGAGACGATCGCCAAGGCCAAGGCCGAGGAAGCCTCCGACACACTATCGGCGCTCGCCGGCGACGCCTCGCTGACGGCGGAACAGCGCAGCGCGCGCATGGCGCAAGCGGCGTCCGAACTGCAGATCCAGAACGCCAAGGATGATCAGCTCAAACTTGAGCTCCAGCGCATCGAAACCGAGCGCGATCGCCAGATTCGGGACAATACCGCCCAAAAGAATTGGTCGGGGCCGCAGATCGCCGCCGCCAACGCCGCCGCGCGCGCCTCGGCAGCCGCCCAGGAAGACGCGGCCCGCGAACAGGACGCCGCCCGCCAGTCCAAGGCCGACAAGACGGCGGCGGGCGCCGGCAATACGTTTGCGGCCACCGCGCTTCGGTCGCAGGCCGGCGACGAGGGCCTGCCCACGGCGCAACGCGCCGCCGCCGAGCAGACGCTTTTGGAGCTGCAGCAAGCCGAAGAACAGGCGCGCCTGGAGACCGTGCTCGCCGCCAAAGGTGTAAGCGCAGCCACGGCAGACCGCGCGCGCGCGGAAATGGCGGCGGCCGAGGCCGCAGCGCCGCAAGCCGCCGCTGACGCGCAAATCCGCGCCAATCAAACCGCCAGCCTCGAGGCCGCCAAGGGCTTGGCGACCACGTCCGACGCCCGCAACGCCATCGAACGCGAACAGCTGGAGATCAGCCAGCGCCAGCGCGACGCCGCCACGCAAATCCTGATCGCGCAGCTGGACCAGGCCGTCGCCGCCAAGGCGATGACCCAGGCCACACGCGACCAGCTCGCATCGAACCTGAATGCGTCCCGCACCAACCTGGACGGCCAGGAAAACGAGGCCTTGCGCCGCCAGCAACTGACGCCGCTCGGCAAACTCTACGATCCGTCGTCGCAGCAGTCGCCCAAGGACATGGCGGAGACGGACGCCGCATCGGGCATGTCTAAGCTGTCATCGAGCCTGGTTGATCTCGAACAAGGGACAACGACGTTCAAGAAGGCGCTTAAAGACGTCGCCGGATCGCTTGAAGGCGAAATCCTGAAACAGATAACCGATCGCGCCCTCGCGCCGATCGACAAGTACATGGATCAGGAACTCGGTAAGCTCTTCGGCGGCGCTTCGACGGATTCTGCCGCGACAGCCAATACGACGCTCGCCGCGTCATCCACGACGCTGAACACGATCTTCACCGAACTCGCGCAGGCCGGCCTCGCCGCCGCCCAGTATCTGGCGGCCATCGGAACAGCCGGTGGCGTGTCCGGAGCCTCGTCCCTCCTCGGCCAGCTTGGCGGCGTGGGCGGCGGCGCGCCGAGCATCGACAGCCTCTCGGCCAGTGGTCAGTGGCTGGACTTCGACGGCATGGCCACGGGCGGCCAAATCCGCGGCCCGGGAACCGGAACGTCGGACTCGATCCCGATCTGGGCGTCGCATGGCGAATTCATCGTCAACGCGGACGCCACGGCCAGAAACCTGGACCTGCTGCACGCCATCAACAGCGGCGGCGGTAAGGCGCCCGCCTTCGCCGACGGCGGCTATGTCGGACAGGACCCCTACGCGCGCACGCGGCGAAACGCGGCGGGCATGGGCTATGATACGCCTGGTGCGTCGGGCTCAAGCGCGTCGGCCGCCGCCGGCGATGTGCACCTGCACAACCACACAGGCCAACCCATGCAGGCCAAGACCTCGCGCAATAGCCAGGGCGGCATGGACGTCATGCTCACCCCGCTGCTGAAGAAGGGCGTCAAAGGCATGGCCGGCGATGGCTCATTGGAGCGCACCTTGAAGACCATGCCGCGCACGCTAAAGCAGCGCGCCTGATATGGGCAACGGTTTGAAGAACGCCGGCGGCCTGGACGGCGTGCTGAACTGGAATGTCACCGGCGCCGGCGCGCTCGGTGTTGACGAAAGCGTTCAGGGCGCGCCAGGACGTGGCGTTTTCGTGCAATCGGCCGCCACCGCCGGGGCGGGCCAAGCTGAGACCTTCTCCGACTTCATCGCTGTCGCGCCTGGCCAGCTGACGGAGGCGTTCGGTTTTTGGCGGACGAGCGGCGGCGATGGCTACGGTCTGTATGTGGAATGGCTGAACGGCGCAGCGGCCGTGATCGGACCCGCAACGCCTGTCCCGCTCGTGACGCCGTCCAGAACGCCTGGCCAAGCCGCCGTGCGGGGCTTGGCCTACATGTTCAATTCCAGCTATGGCCGCTTGGTCGCGCCTGCCGGCTCCGCTTTTATGCGCTTAGGGCTGGCGACCAATCTGGCCGCCGTTGGCCCTTACAGCCTCGCGCTCATGAAGCCCTATCTGGCCTTGGCGCCGACTTACAGCCGCCCAACCGTTTGGGACCCGGGCAGCCACACCAACCCGGACCTGCAACTGCCCGTCTGGCCGTCCATCCTGCCGCCATTCCAAGCCGACCAGCTGCCAACGCCGCTGTCGAACATGGCAAGCTATTCGACCGACACCAACATCTCGACCACACGCGACGTCTACACACAGCTGCAGTACAGCTTCAAAGGCAAGATGCGTCTCGACGCGACGCAGGTGGATGCGCTGGACCAGTTCTATCTGGACAACCGATCCGGGTTCTTCGTCGTGCGGCCGGATACACAACAGCTTTGCGTGGGCTTTTGGACCGATGACGGCGCGCCGACGCCGGTGGAAAGCCGCGGACCCTGGACCTTCGTCCAGATCGGCCTTCGTCTGGCGGTGACGTGATGCAGGATATCAGCCTGGAGATGGTGGAGGAGCTGTTCGCGGAAAGCGTCCCGCCCATGGCGATCCTGGTGACGATCACGTGCGCCGGACTGGACGCGCCGCTTTTGCTTTGCAACATCCCCGAAGGGGCCAACCAGAACAATCCGGGCGTGACCAGCCGGGGCAATTTTTACACCTTTTTTCCGTTCCAACTTGCCTGGGCAGGCGCCGGCCAGACCGAACCCGTGCGCCAGACCCAGCTGATTATCGGCGACGGCGCCGACGCGCGGATCTCCAACGCGATCCGCACCGTCACGGGGCAGCCGTTGATCACCGTCGAGGCGGTCCGGCTATCGGCGCCCGACACGGTGGAAATGGCGATCACGAACGCCGTGCTCATGGACGCCGAGATCGCGGCTCCCAAGGTCACAGGCACGCTCAAGCCGCGCGAGTTCGACAGCGAACCCGCGTGCGGCCCGCGCTACACGATCGCTCGTACGCCCAGCCTGTTCTGATCTGCGCGCGCCGCGCGCATCGAGGGCGCATGTCCGACCTGTTCCGGCGCGCGGCCATCTATGTGGGCACGCCCTACCTGCTGCATGGCCGTGACCCGAGCGGCTGGGATTGTCGCGGCTGCGTCGGCTGGCTTCGGCAAACGCTCTTGAAGCGCCCGACGCCGTTTTGGGGCGACGACTATCCGCTGACCGGCCTGTCGCGAACCGCGTTCGCGAACACGGTAGCGGAGCTGATCACCATCCGCTTGCGCGCCTGGCGCGAGGTCGAGCCGGGCCCGGGCGCCGTCGTCCTGCTCACTCTTTTCCAGCGCCCCGCCCATGTCGGGCTGATGCTCGACAGACGCAACTTCATCCACGCCGAGCCCGGTCCGGCCACGGCGATCAACCGCATAGACGAGCCCCGTTGGGCCGGAAGAGTGAGGGGGTTTCATGACGTTTGACGTGATCGTCGCCCCCAAGCCGTTCACCCCCCGCGTCGAGCGCATGGCGGTGGAAGAAGGGCTAACGGTCGGTCAAATCCTGCACCGCGCATGTCAGCAAGGCTTGCTTGATCCGCAGGATCTTCCCCGCACAGAAGTCTATATCGACGGACTGCGGATCGCCGATCGCCGGCTTGCGTTGAGCGTGGTTCCCGCGGCCGGTGAACTCGTCAATATCGTGGTGCTTCCCCAAGGCGGCGGAAGCGGCCACGGCAAGAACCCGCTCGAGGTGGCGCTGCAGATCGCGGTCATGGTCGGCGCCTTCCTCATTACGGGTCCAGGCGGCCCGCTTGCGACGACTTTGGCCAATGCAGGGATCACGGGCGTTGAAGCATCAGCGATCTCGATCGCCGCAGCCGGCGCGATCAATATCGCCGGCGATTTTGCACTGTCAGCCTTGTTTAAGAACAATTCGAACGACGACAATACGCAGTATTATTCTCTGGACTCGCAATCCAACCAGGCCCGTCTGCGCAAGTCCATGCCGTTGTGCCTGGGTCAGCGTCGCTGGTCATTTGACGTGGCCGCTACGGCTTTCTCAACGATAGACGGGAACGACGTCTATCTGACCGTCATGTACGGCTGCCACTACGGCCCGTGCATGATCGACGACATCAAGATCGGCGAGACGCTGCTCTCGGCCTATCCGACGACCGACTATCAGATCGAATATTTCCTCACGCCTGGACCGCGTGTTTCCCAGCTCTATCCGTCGCAGGTCGATCAGCAGTCCTTTCAGAACGTGCTGGACCCGCTCACGGCGACCTGGACGCCTGAGACGTCGGGCCTGAGCGCGACGACCCTGTCGCTCGATCTCTACTGGCCGCAGCTCTATTACACGTCGTCGGGCGGCGTGGAGGAGAACCAAGATTCCGTCGTCTACATGGAATATTCCGTGTACGGGGCCAATAATTGGCTTCCCGTGCCGGGGTATCCTGCGGGCACGGACGCCGACGGCAACGCCTATCCCGCCGGCTCTTTCTACATCAAGGGCAACACGCACAATCCGACCCGGCGCACGGTCACTTGGACCGTTCCCGAAGGACAATACGACGTGCGCCTTGGCCGTCGCATCCGCCGGGGCGGAGACACATCGCGCAGCGTAGACGACGTTTATTGGACGGCGCTGCGGTCGCTGAACTCGTCCAAGCCTGCGATCGCCGACAACAACCTTGCCCTTATCGTCTTGAAGGTGCTCGGCTGTCAGGACTTCGACGGCACGCTTGGCGTCGTCTCCGGCGTGGTCACGCCCATCGCGCCGATCTACGACGCGCAGACGGAGACCTGGCTTGGTGATCCGACCACCTATGACGCTGTAAATTGGCAGCCGACCTCCAACGCCGCCGCCCTGGCGCGCTATGTCATGACGGGCTACCCGGCGACGCTGCCCCTTAGCGCGGCGGAGATCGATGCGTCGTTTGGAACGCAATACGCGCTGATCGAAACCATGAACTGGCATGGCGGCCTCCTCCAGGCCGACGATACCAGTCAATCCGATCTTCTGGTCGCGCTCGGTAAGCTCGGCCGCTGCTACTTCTTTTGGAACGGGCAGGCGCTCTGCTGCGTCCCTGATTACGAAAAGCCCGCGCCGCGCCAGATGTTCACGGGGCGCAACGCCTCGAACTACAAATACAAGCGCGTCTTCCCCGATCCGATCCACGCGGTCTTCGTCGATTTCACGAACGCGGACGAGGACTACAAAGAAGACGGAATATACGTCTACAATGATGGCTACAGCGCCGCGAACGCATCCCTGTTTGAGACCCTGACGCTTGACTACGCCTGCACGCTGGACCGCGCCCAGCGCGAAGGCCGCGTCTATCTCGCCAAGCGTCTGCTCTACGTCGAAACCCACGAATGGACCGCCGGCATAGATGCGGTCGCCTCCACCTTCGGCGACCGTGTCGTCGTGCGCCACGTTTCGACGCTGTTTGGCATAGGCGAGGCCCGCGTCCGCTTCCGCCGCTTCAGCGGCGCGCTTGTCGCCGGCGTGCGCATGGACAGCGAGGTCACCTTTGAGGCCGGGCAGGTGTACGCCGCCGATGTCCGCCGGGCCGACCAGGTGCTTCGCAGCGTCCCGCTGACAACCTCGGCCGGGCCAACCCGCGATTTGATTTTCGCGACGCCGCTCGTTGTGGCGGAAGCGCCCGAAAAAGGCGATCTGATCGTCATAGGCCTCACGACGTCTGTGACCGAGGACGTCGAGTTGATGGACGTCCAGCCTCAGCCGGACGGCAGCGTCCAGCTCATGGCCATGAAGTACGCCGGCGACGAGATCGTCGCGGCCGAGACGGCGGCGATCGCGCCCCTGCAAAGCCAGCTGACCGCCCGGATCGCGGCGCCCGTCCCCACGATCCTCGGCGCCAACGGCGATCCTAATGGCGTGACGGTGGCGTTCGACGTCATCGCCCAGCGACAAGTGACGATTTCAGGGTTCACGGCCCGCTATCGGCGTTCGCCGAGTCAAGACGCCAGCGCGACGTGGAACACGCTTGACTCGCTTGGTCCGTCCAGCCGCAGCGTGACGACGCCCCCGATCGTAAATGCTCAGGTCAAGCCTGGCGGAACGGACGAGCCATTCAGTCTGGACGTCGAAATCCGCACGATCTTGACGACGGGCGAGGTGTCTCAGCCTGGCCAGGCGCTCAACATCGTCGTGCAGAAGGGCATCTACGCACCCACCAATTTTGCGGCGTTGGGTGTCGTTCGGACCGCGTCAGATGGATCGTCTTATCCCGCCATCCAGATCACATGCGATGCGGTTTCCGCCGGCGCAACCCAGGATCTTGTGCTCGAATTACAGCCGGCCGGTTCTAACCCTACCGCATGGCGCGCATCTGCGTCAGGCCCGTTCCACGGCGACAATCCCAACGGCGACCTAACAGACGTCTTGGGTGGCGCAAGCTACGATGTCCGCGCGCGCTGGCGCTCATCGGACAACTGGTATTCCGACTACGTCATCCTGTCCGCCATCAGCGTCCCAACAGGCGCCATGGTGAGCGCCAGCACGGCCTCCGTCCCGGCGACCGCCACCTTTGGCGATGGGGTGACCTCCGCGTCTCTGGTCCTGTCCAAGATCGCCGCCGCCGCCGCCTCGGTCACTTTGCTGTTCGGCCAGGTGGATACGGCCAACGCCGCGATAACCAGCCTGACGAACACCTATGGCGACACGGCCTCGGCGGCGGCGAGCGCCACGGCGGCGCAGGCGGCGCAGACGGCGGCTCAAGGCTTTTCGGTCACAGCACAAACCGCCTCCAGCGCCGCTCAATCGACGCTATTGACGGCTCAGCAGACCGTCGCCTCCGCCCTGCCGAGCGGGATGACGCTGCCCAGCGTTTGGAGCCCGACACAGTCTTTTTCAGGCTCGCCCTTCGCGACCACGGACAGCCATTTCGTCACGGCGTCCGATGGCACGCCGGTCTTCCGATCCGATGCGTCCAGCACCGACACCATAGTCGGCGTCGGCGTCATCACCCCGGTCGTCGGCCGGACTTACAAGGTCACGGTCACGGCGCGGTTCCATGCGGCTCCCGCCGCGGGGCCGGGGTCTTATCTGGTTGCCGGCATACTGGGTCTGGTCAGCAGTTCCAGTTCGGCCACAAGCGTCGCTTCGACGCGGGGATCGGACAATACGGGCACGGCGGTCGGATCGACGATCACCAACAGCGCCACCTTCACGTATTCCGGATCGCCGGCCCTTTCGTCGATCAAGGCCTATACGAACGTCAATGCCTCGGCGGGCGGCGGCGGGGCGTATTCGACCGGCGTCTACGACGTCATCTCGATCATTTTCGCCGACGTGACCGATAGCACGGCGTCCGCCAATTCGGCGATATCGTCGTCGGGGTTCGCGACGGCCGCCAACGGCAGCGCGACGGCCGCCCAAGGCAGCGCGACGAGCGCACAAGGCTACGCCAACACGGCGTCGGGGCAGGCGACAGCGGCTCAGGGCTACGCCACCACGGCCCAGGGCGCGGCTTCCACGGCCACGGCGCAGGCCTCGGCGGCGGCGCTCTCGGCCAGCATAGCGGCCAGCACCGGGGTCGGATCGCTCAACGCCTCGCCAACCTTCGCTGATTACGCCTCAGCCACGGGCGTTCCCAATAACTGGACCAATCAGGCCGGCGGGGCTGCTGGGTCGCGCGTCGCCGGGACGGCGAGCCCTTACGCCTATCGGCTGCCCAGCACGGCCGGCACGGCGGCCTATATCGCCAGCGCCACCGCGATCAACGCGCCCGCCGGATGGTACGTGCTCGAGGGCGATATCGTCTTGACCGCCGGTTCGCTGGTCGGCTCGGGCATCGTGTTTGCAAACAGCGAGGCCAAGTCCTGCGTCTTCGCCACCGACACGAGTCTTGGAAACACGGCTTACGGCGGCGGAACCGTCGGCAATACCTACCGCTTTCGCACCCTTGTCCAGACGACTGTCAGCGAGACCAAATACCTCTACCTCTGCACCGCCTATCCCGGGCTCGGCTCCATCGCCACGGCCACCACAATCACCTGGAGCCGCTGTGACGTCCGCCCTGCAACCCAGGGCGAAATCCAGGGCGGGCAAGCTTATATCACGGCCAATTCGGTATCGGCCTCGTTCTCCGCTTTCCAGACCACGCAGACGAGCACCAACACGGCGACCGCCTCGTCGATCACCGCGCTCAACGCCGCCGTCTTCACGGGCGCGAGTGGTAGCCTGCAGTCGCAGATCACCAACAATCAGGCTGCGAACGCCTCAGCCCAGGCCACCTTCGCCAGTCAGATTTCGACCCTACAGTCTCGAACTACGGTGGGCCAGAACCTCGTTGTAGACGGCGGCCTCACGGGCAACGGCGCATCATGGTCCACGCCGCCGAGCGCAGCCTACGTTCAACCAGGGTACCCAGGACGCCTAGGCTACAAGGGAACGACGGCCACCGGCTCGACAATGATCACGGCGCCCTTCGCCGTTAGCGCGAGCACCACCTACACCGCCACGGCTAATATACAGGCCTCAGTTAACTCAGGCTCTGGGTCCGCTCAGTGCCTGCTGATCGCCACGTTCTTCAATAGCAGCGGCGCAAATCTAAACACGAACATAAGTGGGCAGCAGAGCGCGTTCGTTCTGTCGGGCACAGGCCCCAACACCACGTTCACATTCACGACGCCATCCACGGCCGCAACAATGCAGCTGATCGTGTACACCGTCATCAACGGGACAGCGGTCGTCACGCAGTACGTCAGCCGCCTGAAATGCGAGCCTGGCGGCGTCTATACAGGTTGGAACGATGACGCCTCACAGCTAACGCTCACCGCCAGCGTCATCACGACGGTGCAGACCGTCGCCACTCTGTCTGGCCAGCTCTACGGCAGCTATACCCTCATGGCCACCGCCGGCAGCGTGGTCACGGGGGTGCAATACCTCTCGGCGAGCGGCGCGGTCCAGATTTCGTCGGTCATCTTTCAGGCTGAAAACCTGCTCATCAAGAGCGCATCGGCGTCTGCGGCCGTCGCGCCGTTCGCCTACAATTCGACGACCGGGACGCTGACGCTGCAAAACGTCGTCGTGAGCACACTGTCGGCACTGTCGGCCAACCTGGGCACTGTGACCGCGGGATATATTCAAAGCCCGTCTGGAAATAACTATTACGATATCAACAACGGTCGGATTGTATTTAATAACGGTACGATCATGAAGGTGACGGGCGTTGGCTTCGGGGCCAATTCCGATCTCATGGAGTGGACCGGGCCATCTATGGCGATCTCGTCTTGCACCAAGGGCAATTCGACCATTTCCTACACGGGTACGGACGGTTCAGGCTATTTCGGCGGCGCATTCGCGGCTGGGCAGAAGACGGCAGCCGCCCAGAACCCGACCGTGTCAGCGTCGGCGTCGATCTCCAATACCGCATTCCCGTACACCGGCCGGGGTATGCAGGTCATTGTCGGGTTTAGCTACACAGGCGTCACGACCTATGCACCGGCCGCGGGCACCGCGTCCACGACCACGGGTAGCAACTCCGCAAGTGTAACGCTTTACCGCAGTATAAACGGCGGAGCGAATGTAGTGGTTGGAACGTACAATTTCAGCGGCTCGTGGACAAAGCTTACACCAGACCCTGGCGATGGTGGATATCTGCACTCCAACTGCGGCGGATCGACCAGTGTAACGGATACCGCAAATGTGGCTAATGGAGAAAGCCTAGTCTATACTGCGACAGTCACGGCTTACTCCATCTCCACCTGCACAAATCAAGCCCAATCGGTTAGCGTCTCCGTCAACGAGCCCTAACCTGAGTGCGTTTTCTACAAACAAAGTGAGGAAAAGGTATGCCGACGATAAAGCTAATGATGGCGGACGATCTGCTTCTAGTATCGCCGGCGCATGCGTTCCGGTTTATTGAGACGGCGGCTCAAACCACTATAGAGCAGTTCCCAAAAGCCAACGCCTTTTACATGTACGACCACGGCAATGGCGTCCGAACCGCGGTCCTGGCGACCCTGTTCGACACGGTCATTGATAACGTCCGTGCCGATCCGCAATTCTACGGCCGCATCTGTGTTGGCCAAAAGGTTGCGGGCGGTCGGATCGGTTTCCTGGCGCAGCATTACTTTGCGGTGACGGGGATTAAGCCGACCGAGCAGGCGCAGATTGACGAGGCTGAAGCCGCCATCGCTGGTGCTGAGGCAGCGCTTTCCGAACATGAAAAAGCGGGCCGCGCACCTATGCCTGAGATGCAAGAGCGCGTGTCTCAGCTGCGCCAAGTGCTTGAGCTGCAGCGCTCGAAACTCGGCGCCCACAGCCAGCTGGAAATGAAAATTCCGGACCCGGCGCGGCCCGATGCGCCGCACTACTACACCTATTTCCTGACCGATCCCGCGGCGGACCTGCTTGAACAGATCGAGCCCACGCCGGCCGCGCCGCCTGCGCCGCCGCCGAAACCCGGCGTGAACGCGACCCCCGTCCGCGAACCCAGACGCCGCCGCAAAGCGGCTTAACCGAAGAGGAGACGCACCATGTCCGATACAGGCACGACCGGCGGCACGCCCGCAGCAACACCGCCGACGCCTGCAGAAATGGCAGCCGCTCAGGCCGTCATTGATGCGGGAAACGCCGCCGCTGCAGCTGCAGCCAACGCCGCCGCCCTGGCTGTTCTCACGCCAGTCAACGTCATCCTGGGGCCGACTTTTGCAGGGGTAATCGCGACCCTTAAGGCCAACCTGCCCGCGGTCATGAACTACGATATGGCCACCGGCCAAGCCATCAACAACATGTTGATTACGCTCGAAAGCGGCATCCTGATCGTCGGCTCCAAATACACCGCCGCCGGCGGCGTCGCGCCGACGACTTAAGGACGCCAAGCAATGATCGAACCTGCATCTTCAGCGCCCAAGACCACAACCATGCTCGCCTTGGCCATCGTCCTGCTGATCGCGGGAACGGAGGTCGCCGTGTTCAAAGTCACCATGCCGCAATCCGCGCAGGCGATCTTGCAAGTCATCGTCGGCGTGCTGATCGCTAAGTTCGGCACGGTCTACGACTTCTACTTCGGCGGCTCCAAGGGCGGCGAGACGTCCAAGGCGCTGGCCGCCTCCGCCCTCGACAAGCTGCCGTCCGGTGACAGCGTATCGCCAACGGTGACGTCATGAGCGACGCGGGCGATCCCATGCCGGTAGACTATACCCGGCTGCTCGAAACGACGCTGACCGCGCTGATCGTGGGCGCAGCCATCATCATCTCGACCCTGTTTCAGGCAGAGCAGGCCGATACGCGGGCCGCGCGCGGCGTCGTGCAACGTACTGAGATCACCCGGTCGCTCGGCGATATCCGGGCTAGCCTGGCCAAATTGCCATACTGCAAGGCGCCCAGCTGATGGCCATGCACAGATCGGCAACCAAACCCGTTTTTGTAAGCGTGCGGAGGCGCATCGTGACCGACAGACGATCACGCCAATCGTCTGGCGATAGCCTCGGCTACAACCGGATGAGCGAGCGATTTGAGGCATCGAATGCCGCGATGATCAAGCGCTTCGAAGGTCTGATTGACCATGTGGATAGCAAGCTCGGTCGCATCGACCGCGATCTTGCGCGTGGCGAGCAGGACACCCAGGCCCTCAAGACCGCCATAAGTGAGCTGCGGCGCGACATGGGCGAGCTGCGCGAAACCATTTCGCTCCACGACTCCTCGGCGACGCGCCAAGCGGCCGAGGGCGCAGCGGCCGGCGCGGCCAAGGTGGCGTTGGATGTCGCCGCGAAGTCTTCCACCGCTCGGCGGCCGAGCCTCACCACCCTGTTCACAATGCTGTTTCTCGCTCTAGGCGGCGCGCTGAGTTGGGGGCCAAAGCTTCTGTCTCTGATCAGCCAAGCGCTACACCTGACAGGCCGCGGCTCGGACTGACGCGCCGGCCGCGCGTCGGCCAATTCATTACCGCTTTCGACATTTCACATCGCCCAGCCGGGCGAGCCCTTCGCGTGCCTGGAGCAAAGCCATGACCACAACGCCCCTCGCCGCGGCGCGCGCGGTCGCGCCTGCCGATATCACGCCAGATCGGCTGCAGATCTTCGCCCAGGCGTGCAGTCACCTCCTGATCGCGCCGCATCTGGACGCAGCCGCCAAGGCGCACGGGATCACGACGCCGCGCCAGGTGCGCCATTGGCTGGCGAACCTCCACAATGAAAGCGGCGGCTTTACGGTCGCGGAAGAGAACCTGCATTATTCGGCGCCCGAGCTGGTCAGCACGTGGCCGGCGCATTTCCCGACCCTCGCTTCAGCGCGATCCTATGGCGACGATCCCTGCAAGATCGCCTGCAAGGTCTATGGCGGTCGGATGGGCAACGTCCAACCGCTGGACGGCTACACCTATCGCGGTCGCGGGTATCTGCAGCTGACCGGCCGCGAAGCCTATGCCGACGCCGGCAAACGGCTCGGCCAGCCCTATGAGGCGCAACCCGACCTGGTCGCGCAACCCGCTGGCGCGGCGCTCACTGCGGCCGACTTTTGGGAGCGCCACGGCTGCAACGCCGTGCTGGCCGCCCACGCCGACGATCAGCAGGCGGCCATGGCCATCCGCAGAATAGTCAACGGCGGCGAGATCGGGATCGAGAATGTCCTGCATCAACTGGCGCGCGCCGGCGCGATTTGGAAGGGCTGACATGGCGAAGCTCAAGAGGTTCCCGCGCCGCGCTGAAGATCACGTCTCTTACGTGTTCCGGTGCCCCGGCTGCGCAGACGAGCACATGATTACGACGCTGCGTCCGCCCGGCTCAACTGGCCCCGTATGGGGTTTCAACGGCGACCTAGACCGGCCAACCTTCACGCCGTCGTATCTCCTCACCTACCAAGACCTAAGTGGCGACGGGCAAAATGAGGTCTGTCACAGCTTCATACGCGACGGGATGATCCAGTTCCTGGGCGACTGCACGCATGCCCTCGCCGGCCAAACTGTCCCGCTTCCTGACGCGGACGAGTAGAGCCACCCAACACCCGCACACCGCCGATCCCATCGCCGGGATGATCGGCAGTCAGCCGACCGGGTAGCGCCCGGCGGCTCAACACGCCTGCGCCCGGCCAGGCTAATCTCCCGGAGAGACTCCTATGACTATCAACGACGTTGAAGCCGCCGCTCTCGCCAAGATCGAGGCTGTAAAGCAATTCGTGTTGGCGCATCTGCCGGCCGAGATCCACGACCAAGCCGGCGCCCTGATTGACGACGCTGGCGCCGCCGCTTCGGATATTGCCAAGGCCGCCGAGGCAAGCCCTGCCGTGCAGACGCTCGTCGTGACGGCCGAAACCGTGGCGGAAGACACGCTGGCCACCATGGTCACCAAGGCCGTGGCGCCCGTCTTCGGCGCCACGGC